CCGGGCAGCAAATTTTTAACTCGCTTCATAAAGGAGAAACTTATGACACATCTTTCTGTATTTGGTCCAGGCTTCAAGGACTTCGATAAGTATTTCGTTGGCTTTGAAGATCAACTCAGCAAACTTGCTAAGGTGCATGATGACCTTACCAAGAACATTCCCAATTATCCCCCATACAACATCAAGAAGACTGGTGACAACACCTACGCCATTGAACTTGCTGTGGCTGGGTTTGGTAAGCAGGACATTGAGATTGAACTGGCTGAAGGCAAGTTGATTGTCAAGGGTAGTCTAACAGACTCAACAGATGACAATTTTGTATTCAAGGGCATCGCTAATCGTGCGTTCACTCGCGCTTTTGCACTAGATGATCAGATTGAAGTTCAAGATGCTGAGATGATCAACGGCATGCTTCGCATCTTCCTTGAGCGCATCATCCCTGAACATAAAAAGCCAAAAAAGATTGAAGTAAAGGACAAAGCCGAGAAGCCAAAGTCCAAAGCTCAACTACTAGCAGAGTGAATCATGATCGATAAACTAAAGAGAATGTTTTCTGCTGTAATCGACGGCATCATCGAAACCAAGGCTTTCAAGGCTCAAAATTACGTGGACAGTTATCTAGCAAGCGCTACTGACATTCGCGATCTTGAGCAGAGAATGAGAGATCTTCAGTCTCGTGGCATCGTATAACGTAAACCCACAGTAACTCATAAATAATTTGAGTTACTAAAGAGGGATTACATATGCTAAGAGGTCGAAGAGTTGGTAAGGTAATCAAAATTACTACATTTCAAACAGTAAGAAGGGGTAATTGGTTACTCCGTTTTTCAATAACTGATATGGATAGTATCATGTTATTGTGTTCTTCGACAACTAATATTGAAAATACTTTTATAAAGTTTTTCAATACTGAAGAAGAAGCAGTTAGTTTCGTTGATTTTCTAGTTACTCAGGAACAGTATGAAATAGGTGATACTGAGTAATATAGTAGAGTAACAAACAAAGCCCGACCAAAAGAGTCGGGCTTTTTCATGGCTTGAAATTTAATAGTGTGCGTGCTATACTGGTAACAAGTTAGAAAGGAATGTGAAATGTCCCAAGTGAAACAAGATAACCAAAATGCTCTTGCTGATGTTCTTCGTGCGTTCAGCGAGGCAGCCAAGATGAACTACGGTACGCACGCCTTTGAAGCAGGCTACCTGCAGAGCACTCTTGTTAGCATCCTGCCTCTGTTGCCCAAGCGAGCACAGAAGGTTTTGATCGAAGACATGATCCGTGCTGCACAAAAGCAATCTGCGTTTGCTTTTCAAAAGCAATCGGATCAAATCATCGCCAAGATGAGTAAAAAGGCTTGAAATTTATTCCGGGATCCGTTATACTGGTAACAAGTTAGAAAGGTACACGAAATGTCCAAGTTGCTGATTTCCACTCAAGTTTACGAAAATTACGCCTGGGGCGAAGATGGTACTCTGGGTACCGGTGCCGATGCGTACTGGAAGGCAAAGGGCGGCAACGACTACGTTGTCAAGAATGTTGACGAGTGTGACATGGTTGACATCATCGTGGACCGCGTTCGTGGCAAAATTGAGTGCGATAATGACGCCTTCCGGGAATACGTTATCGGCTGGAAGGTGGTTGCTGATGACTACCTGACATCGTTTGAGCGAGACCAGCTCGAGTACGACGGCAAGATTACGTATCCCGCTCAAGAAGTTAATGTATAATTTTGGAGAAGTAAATGCGTAAGTTGGCTACTATTCGTAAGATTGATGAAATTCGCCCAATCGAGGGTGCGGATGCTATTGAGTGCGCCGTAATCGGTGGATGGACTGTGGTTGTGAAGCGCGGCGAGTTCAGCGCGGGCGATCTTGCTGTGTACTTGGAAATTGACAGTTTCGTTCCAACTGAACTGGCACCGTTCTTGACCAAGCCGGGTCACTTTCCCAAGGAATACAACGGTGTCAAGGGTGAGCGTCTTCGTACGGTGAAGTTGCGTGGGCAGGTCAGTCAAGGTCTGCTGCTTCCACTACATAACGATCCGTCCGGGACGTATGTTCATAAGTTTGATCCCCTTGGGTCAGGCGAAGAGTTTACTATGGATGTCGAAGAAGGTACCGACGTTACCGAATTCTTTGGTATTCAAAAGTGGGAAGCACCTATCCCGGCTCAACTGGCGGGTCAAGTCCGCGGTAACTTCCCGGGGTTCATTCCCAAGACCGATCAGGAACGCATTCAGAATCTGACTAAGGAACTGGAACATTGGAACAGTGACCCACAGTTCACTTGGGAAGTCACTGAGAAGCTAGACGGCAGCTCTATGACTGTGTACGTGCGTGATGATGACGAAGGTGTTTGCTCTCGCAATCTGGACCTGAAGCGCGACGAAGCCAACACTTTCTGGATGGTCGCTATTCGTGAACAATTGATTGAGAAGATTCGTCAAACTGGTCGTAACCTGGCTCTGCAGGGCGAACTGATTGGCGAAGGGATTCAAAAGAATCCGTATGGTATCAAGGGTCAAGACTTTCGTTTGTTCGACATCTATGACATTGATCGTGGTGACTACATGACTCCCCTGGAGCGTCGAGTGTTTGTTGCAACTCATGGCATTAAGCATGTTCCTGTTATCGCCACTGAGGAGGTAATCGAATATGGTGTTGCGGGTCTTCTAACAATGGCAGAAGGCAAGAGTGTGTTGAGCAATGCCGAGCGTGAAGGGTTTGTATTCAAGTGCAACGTTTTCGGTGGTCCTACGTTCAAGGCAATTAGCAACAAATTTTTGATGAAGGGCGGAGATTAAAATGAAGACATGGATTACAAGTGACCTGCATTTTGGTCACGGAAACATCCTGAAGTTCAATCCTGCTACGCGCAAGTTTCGGGATGTTGAACACATGAACTCAGAAATGATCCGAATGTGGAACGAGTTTGTTGAGCCCAACGATTACGTATACATCCTTGGTGATGTTGCTTTCTGTAATGCCGCCAAGGCGGCAAACATTATGCGTAGCCTGAACGGTATGAAAATTCTGGTGCGTGGTAATCATGACTCCAAGTTGATTTCTAATCTAGAATTTAATGGATGCTTTCATAGCATTCACGATTACCTGACTATCAATTGGAACGGAACTCGGGTAAGTATGTTTCATTACCCAATTCATGAGTGGGATCAATGTCACCGTGGCGCTGTACACTTTCACGGACACGTTCATGGCAGGCCGACTGGTCTTGAGCGGTATCGTGTTCGTGATGTTGGAATGGACGCTACTGGTTGCGTAGTAACGCTAATGGACGTTATGGTAAAAGATGCACTGCGTGGTGAAATTAAGACGCATGGCACTTCTACTATGTGATGAAAATATGAACAAGGAAGATTTGAAGCAATTTGTTGAGAGCAATCCCAAGTTGGTTACCATGCGCGAGTGTGGTGGTTATCCTGGGCTGTATGTTCTCAAGTATTCAAAGAAGGTGTTCTATGATAACCTGTGGAATGAGTACCTAGAAGAATGTCGAGGAACTATCGTTGATAGCGATTTCAACGTAGTTTCTCGTCCTTTTACCAAGGTGTACAACTATGGCATCGAATCTAAGGCCCCTGTGTTGGGTGCGAACACTCTTGTTACCGCATATCGCAAGGTGAACGGTTTCATGGTGGCTATGACTTGTTATAATGGTGATATTCTAGTGTCCACCACTGGGTCTACCGATAGCGAGTATGTTGCCATGGCGAAGGAAATGATGCTAAAGCATCAGTGCTGGGAGGATTGGCGATTCGCGGTTTATGATGCTGAAGGAATGACTTTGCTGTTTGAGTGTGTTCATCCGAACGATCCTCATATTGTCGTGGAAAAGCCGGGCATGTACTTCCTGGGCTGGCGTGAAAATCGCTGGGACAGTGTTGTTCGTGGTTGGAGTTGTTCTGGTGTGTGGCGCGAGTACGCATCTACTGATTTGGCTTGTCACGCAGTCGCGTCATATCAGGTCACTCTTGGTGAGTTGCAAGAAATGACCAAGAAATGCCGTCACGAAGGATTCGTGTTTTACACTCAATCCAATGCAAGTGCAAAGATCAAGAGCCCTTACTACTTGACTTCTAAGTGGGTGGCTCGTAATCCTCGCACTGACAAGCTGGTGGACATGAAGAACGATATCAAGAAGAACTTAGACGAAGAATACTATCCTTTGGTTGACGCAATACGTGCTAATATAGTAAACTATACAAGCATGGATGAACAACAACGATTGGCGTGGGTTCGCAATTTCGTGGATAAAGTAGAGTAAAAGTTAAAACGGTTTCCTTTGAAAGGTAGTAAATAATGAAAGTAGTAATAAATGCTTGCCATGGCGGTTTTGGTCTAAGCCAAAAGGCAATGCAACGATATGCTGAGCTGAAAGGCTTTAAGTTGATTACGGAAGACAGGGGACTATATTCTATATACTATGCAGATAGCGTGAGTGATGATAATCTGATTTGTAATAGTGATATTCCTCGTAATGATCCCGATTTGGTTCAAGTAGTAGAGGAACTTGGAACAGCAGCTAACAGTTGGTCAGCCAATCTAGGGATTGTTGAAATTCCCGAAGGTATATCTTGGGATATTGAAGAATATGATGGTTTTGAATGGGTTGCCGAGTCCCACCGTACTTGGCGTTAAGGAGATATAAAATGGGTTTGTATAAAGTTACTACATTGGTTCAGTTCAAGCATGTTTACTTTGTTGAGGGTAAATGCCTTGAACATGCACTTGACGAGGTTACTATGCGAGAGTCAGGAAATGATGATGACTATTTCGAGGAGTCCGGACAACAATACCTTGGTGAGGTAATTGTTGATGGCGAAGAGGTTACTATGCGAGATTTTGAGAAGTTTCTCACAAAAGCAGAAAACGGTGAGGTGTCATCATCACATTGGATGGGCGATAAGTTGATTCATAAAATGCGGTATGAAGAAGACGAACAAACACCCGACACTATCACAGTGAGTGTGTATGATGAATCATATGTAGACGATACAAATATGAATACACCATCTCCCGGTCACGAAGCGTTCAAGCAGATGGGCACTAGTTTGATTCTTGGTAAACCCAGCATTGGTCTTCCGGGAGATCTTGAAAAGGTTCGTTACGGTAGGTGGAACCCGCATCTTCGGGGCTATTGATGAAGTACGATAATTTTTGTCTCGATGTTGAGACAACTGATATCGACTCGTCAGCTATCGTACTGTCTGCTGCCATTGTTGGCTTCAATCTAACAGAAGACTTTACGTATGAGGATCTTGTTGATCGAACCCTCTATGTAAAGTTCATTGCAAAGGAACAAAAGGCAGCAGGTAGGACTGCATCCCGGGATACATTGGAGTGGTGGGATAAACAGGGAGATGAAATCAAGCGCATGTGCTTCCTTCCTTCTAAAAAGGACGTGTGCGCAGTAGAAGGGCTCGATACTATTCGCTCTTTCATTGCAACAAAAGGAAACAAGGATTGCCTAGTTTGGACTCGGGGTTGCTTGGACCAGATGGTAATGGAATCGTTGTGCAGAACATTCAAGGTTGATCCCATCGCCAGCTACAATTCGTTTTGCGATGTGAGAACTGCTCTTAGGTGTCTAAAGTCCACGACCAACAATAGGGGTTACTGCGACATTCCCAACTTTGATCGAGACAAGATCTCAAAACACAACCCCATTGATGATATCGCATTAGACGTTCTAATGCTAAGGTATGGCGTTTGACATTTCACGCTACATACCATACACTGTAATTTTGTTGGAAGGGTGTGCCTATATGGCACACCTGTACCTTCGCAAAGAGGAGAATTATGGATACTTACACCTACGTTGCTAACATTGGCAACAAGATTCTATGTCGGGGTTACTTTGAGAACGGCTCACGCTTCAATCGTAAAGATGACTTTTACCCCGTTCTGTTTTCCAACGCAAAGAAAACAGCAAAACAAACTACAGAATGGCATGATCTATATGGCAAGCCTCTGTACGAGATCAGACCCGGAAGTATTCGAGAGTGTCGTGACTTCATTGAGCAATACAAAGATGTTCATGGGTTTGAAATCTTTGGAATGACCAATTGGGTTACTCAATACATCTCGGAAGAGTTCCCGGGTACCATCAAACTCAACATCAAGCACACTCTTATCAATATCATCGACATCGAGACTGCGGTTGAGGATGGCTTTCCGGATATCGAGAAGGCAAACGAAGAGATTCTTCTCATTACTGTATACGACAACATCTCGAACAGCTATGTTGTCTACACATCACGTGACTTTGACGTAGATGGTGTGCTGCTCGAGAAGTACGGCATCAAGGCAGAAACAGTCAGAAAGTCCGTTAGCATCGATGAATACCACATGCTAAAGCTATTTGTGACTGATTGGCAAACAAGGTGTCCCGATGTTGTTTCGGGTTGGAACAGTCAGTTCTTTGACATTCCGTATCTCGTGAATCGCATCAATAGAGTGCTGGGTGATTCCTTTGCGAACAAGCTGAGTCCCTGGAACCTTGTTAGGGATAGGCGAGTAAAGATCAACAACGACGAACAGCTTGTATACGATATCATTGGTGTCAATCAGCTTGACTACATTGACTTGATGAAGAAGTATACCTATGGTGGTAGGGAGTCTTGGAAGTTGGATAACGTCGCCAATGATGAGTTGGGGCGTAAGAAGCTTGAGTATGATGGTACATTCAAGGACCACTACACAAGGGACTGGAATCACTTCTGCATGTATAACGTAATCGACGTTAGTCTTGTCAAGGCATTCGAGGACAAGATGAAGTTGATTGAACTTGCATTGACTATTGCATACGATAGCAAGATTGTTCCTGATGAGGTGTTCAGCCAGATTCGTTCTTGGGACTCGTTGATCTACAACGAGTTAAAAGAGAAGAAGATCGTTATTCCCAATGCCAAGCGTAATCAACGAGATCAGTTTGAGGGTGCATATGTTAAGGAACCTATCATTGGTAAGCATAAGTGGGTTGTATCTTTTGACTTACAGTCTCTTTATCCTTCGCTTATGCAATGGGCAAACATCAGCCCAGAAACCATTGTTGACTGCTATGTAATTGAAAAGGAATTGTTGGAACATATTGACAATGAGCTAGAATCAAGGTAGTTTTGACCTTCAATGCCTTTAGCGCGCCAGTATTTTATAAATAATAAAGGCACTAAAGGTCAAAGGATTACAAATGAACTACCTAAAAATTTACACATCGCTAGTGAAGAAAGCAAAGAATCGAGCATCAGTTGAAGGTTATACTGAAAAACATCATTATTTTCCACAATGTATTTTTGGTAAGAATGATAAAACCATAGTTGTTACTGCTCGCGAGCATTTTGTATTGCACAGATTACTTTATGCTATTGCAAAGAAACGGTATGGCGAAACACATTCTTATAGCATAAAATTGGGTAAAGCATATAGAATGATGGGAACAGTAAAAGTTTCTGGGAGGAACATACTAATCAATTCTAGAGTTCTAGAAGAGTTGCGAAGAATAAACTCAACTGCAATCAAAGGCGATAACAACCCAGCAAAAACAAATGAATCGAGAGAGAAAATCTCTCAATCAAAACAAGGGAAAGCAAGGAAAGACATGAAAGGGAAATCTTTCATGGGCTCTCAAAAATCAAAACAAGAGATTGTTGAAACTGCTAGGTTGGCAAGAAATCAAAACATAGAAAAAAGAAGAAGCCAAGGTTTACCAGGAATAAACCATCGACCCGGCGGTTACAAAAACGGACCACATGCTTCAGAAACAATAAAATCTATTTCTGAAAGTCGCAAGAAAACGCCAGAAAAATGGCGAGCAATGTCAAAAGAACAATTTGCACAAAAACTAAAAGCCTTTTATAATAAAGGTACACTTTACCGCAAACATGGTTTGGGTGGTAACATCACAAGGGCTCTTAAAGCAAGAGGCGAAACATATGAAGAATATAAAGAATTTGTCGAAGGAAGAGTTGAATAGCCTTAGGACGTTTATAACAACAGGGCAATTCCAAAAAGAATTGCAATATGGTGTTGACTGTCTTTTGGACAAGAAGTTGAGCAATGAATCTATCACATTGCTAAATTTAGCAAATGTTTCCCTGGCAGCTAATGGTTCGTTATACAGAAAAGAGAAACAAGGTTTTATCCCCGTTCAAGTAAATCGTATTTTTAGTGAGCGAGCCATCTTCAAGAAGCAGATGTTGACGTTAGAGCAAGAGTATGACACCACAAAGGATCCTAAATTGGTTCCTGAAATTAGTAGGCTCTATAACCTACAAATGGCTCGCAAGATTCAGATGAATTCGGTTTATGGAGCACTTGCTAGCCCTTACTTTAGGTACTATGATCTTAGAATGGCAGAGGGCATCACTACATCTGGGCAGTTGGCTATTCGTTGGGTGTCTAAATCCTTGAACGAGTTTTTGAACAAGGCGTGTAAGACCAAGGATGTAGATTACTGTATCTACAATGATACCGATTCCTGTTACTTTACACTGGCAAAGGTAGTTGAACAGACTCAGGGGTCTAAGTCTACCGAGGACATCGTAAAGTTTGTTGATAAGTTTGCCGGCGAGGTTATGCAGAAGGTTATCAACAAGTCCTATCAAGAACTTGCCGACTACATGAATGCCTATCAACAGAAGTTGATCATGAAGCGTGAGGTTATCGCGGATGTTGCCATCTTTGTTGCAAAGAAGCGGTATGCCATGAGCGTTCATAACTCAGAGGGTGTGCAGTATAAGGAACCAAAGATTAAGGTTACTGGTTTGGAACTGGTTCGTTCATCTACTCCCGCGGTTGTTAGAACTACACTCAAGGCAGGGGTCAAGCAGGTTCTGTATGGTACGCAGTCTAGTGTACAGAAGTTTATTGCGGAGTATCAGGCAAAGTACCTTATCGAACCAATCGAGGCAATTGCATTCCCCCGAGGCGTGAACGGACTGAAACAATATGCTGGTTCTCCTATATACTCAAAGGGGTGTCCAATACATGTTAGAGGAGCACTGCTATACAATCACTATCTCAAGAAGTTAGGACTAGAAGGGAAGTACGAGCAGATCAAAGAAGGCTCTAAGATGAAGTTTGTCTATCTTAGACTCCCAAACAAGATGCATGAGAATGTAATTGGCTTCATTGACAAGCTGCCCTTAGAGTTTGGGTTGACAGACTACGTGGATAAGGATACAATGTTTCAGAAGTCCTTTGTTGAATCTATGCAGACAATGCTAGATCCGCTAGGTTGGTCAGCAGAAGAACGTAGTTCGCTAGAAGATTTTTTCAATTGAAAGGAATACAATGAGTTTGATGGATAAACTAAAGAAGAATAGCACAATAAAAGAGACGGCTATTCTATCTGAGTCAAAGTTTTTTGATGAAGGCGACAAGGTAGTTACCTCGGTGCCGGCAATCAATGTTGCATTGACTGGTGAGTTGGACGGTGGATTTGGTTCGGGCTTGATTGTATTCGCTGGTCCTTCCAAGCACTTCAAGACGAGTTTTACTCTGCTAATGATGAAGGCATATCTCGATAAGCACAAAGATGCAATCGCATTGTTTTATGACTCTGAGTTCGGCTCTCCTCAGTCCTACTTTGAATCTTTTGGTATTGATCTGAAGCGCGTATTGCATACTCCGGTTGC